ATGAATCCGTTACCAACAGTTATGTCTGAGTAAGTAGCCCCAATTATTGTAGAGTAATCTCCACTAACTGAACCACCCTCGATACCCATATTGATTGCAGCTCTACCTGAACCAATAGTACCATTACTATTGAACATAAGGTTAGTAGAGTCGAGTCTGATAGTATCACTACCATCGTACTTAAATTTACCAGCAATGTCTATTTGATTGTTAGATGTAGCCACGGCACCATTACCAATAGCGATACTATCATTTCCACTTGCAGTCGCCGGAGTTGTCGTAAGACTAGCGGCTGACTTTATAGATTTAGTACCTGTACCTGCTACAAGACCACCAGCTCCTATTGTAGTTTGTGTAGTACCATCTGCAAATGTCAACCCACCACTTGTAAGTTTTACAGCCGATGCTGATAGTGGAGTTGATATTGTTACATCAGTCCCATCATCAGTAATGTTTGAGTCTAATAATGTATGGTGGCCACCACCTTTTTGTAATCTATTTTTTGTAGGTAATACTTCACCACCTTTTGAACCGGTAGCACCTGTTAACAATACCCCACTCTTACCACTTTCTTCTACAAGAATCCAGTTATCGTTTAAACCATCCCATTCTAATGAAGCTGTAGCTGGAGTACCTGAGCCTGAGTCATATACTTTAATACCAGCGTATCTAGCTGCCGGTGTATCAGCATTTAGAACAAGAAACTCATCACCAATAATCTTAGCAGAACCAGTGATTTGTTTTAAGTAAGCAAATGAACCTGTTCCGTTTACTGCGATATCATTAAATGTCTGAGTGCCTGTAAATGAATTATCTACATTTGTCTTAGCGTAAGATGAAGTCTGAGACGTTAGAGATGTAATATTACTTGTATTAGTAGATATATTACTTGTATTAGTAGATATATTAGATGCGTTCGTAGCAATATTAGTATCGTTCGTAGCAATATCAGCTGCAATAGATGCTGAAGTAGAAGTAAATGACCCACTAATATCACCAGCGATTTGTGCTGATGAGGATAGTATACCACTTGGAACGTTTGAGATACCATTGTAATCTACTTGTGACGAACCACTAACTAAACCATCTGGTTTGTTTGTAATCAACGGCCAATCAGCAGAACCCGAACCTGCTTCAATAGAATCGATTTGGGTTTGTAAGTCTGCTACCGATGCCGATGTTGATGTTGCAGTTGATGAAGTGTATGAGGTAAATGTTGGATTTGTAACATAGTCCAAACTATTTACTAAACTACCAGTCCCATCTACGAGGGCTGAACCTGATACTTGAACTAATTGTTCATAGGTATCTTTTATTTGTTGACTTGTTAAATTAAAGTTTGCCATTGTTATCCTCTATTGTGGTAAGTAGTCATATCTACTATCAATTACTTTTATACCCATTCTACTACATTCTTCAGCGTATTTATCACGTCTTGTAACGAATGGTGTCTTAAACTGAGATTGTTGGTCAGGAAATATATCCATACCATTCTCAGTACCAAACTCAGGGAAAGACGAACTGTTATCGAGGAGATAATTTACTAATCTCTCACTATACCATTCAGCCTTATTCTCTACTGAAGTTCTTTTCTTATCATACAATGCTACATCAGCAGATGCGGCTTCTTGACCACCTTGTGGTACAAGTAGACCATTGTTTCTCGGTCTTAAATATATTGCTTCAAGAGCTTCGTAGTATGACCAATACAACAATGCATCTTGTACAAAACCCATAAGTGTTGAGTATACACCTGTAACTTGACCAGCGTTGACTTTTGATATCAAACTTTGGTATAACTCGTAACCCAACATTCTCTGAATATTAATGTCTTGTGCTTCTCTTACTGCGTTTTTCAGTAAGTCTGCGTCAAGAGCATTGTTTAAGTCTGAGAAGTTCTTGAGTTTGTTTTCTGATATGAACAATGTTGTTGTCATTATACTTTCCCTTCAGCTTTAGTTTCTAATATTTTGTCCTCTCCAGCTTCCGATTCAACTGATGTTACTATATCAATCTCTTCTTCACCATCATCAAATAGTTTTGTTTGTTCTACACCTAATGTAGTATCAATACCATTTACTCTAAATATACCCTCAAAGGTCTTTAGAATGTCTGATTGCATTGGATAGATAACAGTAGTCAAGTAGTGTGAGTAAGCGTCTAAGAGTTCGTCTTTACCACCTAATTGACCAGCCGTCTTAATACCTACTAACATAGGTGATGTGATTCGGTGACCTGTAAGAATCTTTTGTGTTACCATCTCATTTACTGTGGTGTAATAACCATCAGCACCATTCTGAGGTATAGGTACAATCTCTGGCATTTGGTCTCTATTTGCTACATCCATGTACATTAGAGAACCTGCATTGTCCGTACCACTATATGCCCCACGTAATGCTCTTTCGATTTCTTCTCTTTCCTCTACATCTGCATCAGTAAAGGTTGTTATAGCAAGTGAGGGAGCTAGACCATTCTTGAGGTTGTTAGTATGGAAGTTATCCACCTCAGTATCTAACTCAATTGTTTTTAGTGAACCCATATAATCTGGCAATGGATAGTAATCCAAACCTGATGTATAAGGTTTAAAGTAGATTAGTTGTGAAGGTTCGGTTCTATCTCTTCTTGAGAACGTAGGTAGGTATGGTATATCTGATTTGTTAGGAATGTATCCTCTCATCTTACCAAAGTCTCTCCATACATAATAGCCCGGTACACATCCTCTCATGTCCATCTTCTTGGCTCTTACGTAAGAAAAGTCTACGTGATAGATTTCAGCAATCTTGGTTCTATCATTTGACCATATTGCCTCTAATGCAAAACCACCATATAGAACTCTATCCAACGCTACTTTGTTGAATATATCGTTCCAAGTTTCACCTTCTTTGTTAGCTACTTTTAAAATATCTTCATCAAGACCTGTAAGACCTTGACCGACAACTGCTTGATGTTTTGAGTTGATTGCAGTTGAGTGTACTGATGACCTATGGTATAACTCGATTAATAATGATGGAAACTTGTTATCAGTTCCATAGTATACAATATCACCCCTATCATTCTCAAACTCAGGCCCTGATGGGTATGGGTTTTCCGAATACTTAGGTATAATACTAAATTTGTGATTCTTCTTATTATCCATAAATCTATCCTTCATACACTACAAATGCTCCGTTCTCATTAGCAGAGGTGTATAACACTCTTCCTATGCTCTCTGAGACGAACGCTGTTGTTGTCGTATCATTTATATAACCTCTATCATCTACTGTTCCTACCGACCATACAACTTTCGATGTAGAATAAACTTCTGTTGATGTTCCCCAAATTTGTGCGGTTTGTTCACCGACTGCTTTCTGAAGAACTAAATCATAACTACCACCACTGAGGTCAATGTCGGTTGGTAGGGTAACTGTTGATTGAATCCACCCGTTACCAAAAGGTGTTACGTTAAGTTGAACTGATGATGTAATTTCACTGAATCTATCAGTAAATATCAATCTCACCTCTTCATTGTCCGTGTAGGATGCCGAAGGTATGAGTGAAATGTCGTTAGACGATGACGCGTATAAATAAATCATTTGTTCCCCTTATAAAAGTAATAAGAGAGGGACCTAAGCCCCTCTCCTATACTATAATATAATTATTATCCTACACTGATACCAGCGAGGACTCCGGCAAGATTAGAACCCGAAAGTTCACTTGCTGGTTCTGGCTCTTGACCCGTAAAGGTCAATAGATACTGGTTAGCATCGCCAAATGCAGTACCTGTTTGACCCGTTCCGCCACTCAATGACAATCCGCGAGTTTGACCTAATAAGAAGAAGACACCAACACCATCTTCAGAACCATTGTTTGTTTCAACAATCATTCTGATATCAGGGTTTTTAGCCAACACTCTTACTTGATTTCTCGTAGAAGACTGCATTTTGTGGAAGGGTGCGTTTACTGTTTGTTCGTAGAAGATAGTTCCATTCTCAGTATTTGCAGTTATCGCCTCGGTGAAATCACCTGTCTGACGAGTTAACTCAAATTTGAAAAATTCACCACTACCACTAATCGTACTAAGTAAACCTGTAGCACCGGCAGTTGAATCAATAGAGCCAGATAAAATGTATATGTTCTTCAATCCACCAGTGTTGTCACGACAACCTAGTGTAAATCCTGATGTAATATCACAAGTACTCATATTTTATCCTTTTCTTTATTGTTCAACAATGATTAAGCTAAATCGTTAGATACCCAAAATTCAGGATATGCTACGTTTACACCTAACTTAGTTACTACTCTGTGCTTCAATTGGTCACCATTGATGTCATACCAAAGTTGGAAATCAGAATAATCTGATAACAAATCAGTACCTACTACGATGTGCTTTGAAGGACCTGTTACGATACGGTTTGAACCATTAAGACCACTTGTACCTACTACTTTCAAGTTAGCGAATGGGTGAGCCATCTCAAGGATAGAACCACGATTCTCTACTGCTGAAGGGTCGAAATAGAAATTGTTTTCATTTCTCAACCAAGTAATGTACTTACGGAAGTTAGCGATACTCATGAAAGTAACTAAGTCTTCTCTATCTTGTACATCGTCAGACAATGCTGCTAATTGAGCATCTACCATATCACCTACGTTAGTTCCTGTTGGAACGTCAGTACCTGCAACAACTACACCTGCAGTTGAACCAGTGATGATTAGGTTTAGACCATCTACACAGTCAGTACCTGATGAATCTGCTTGCCAGATAAATGCATCGTTAGATTTTTGGAAACCTTTTACGATTTGGTCAGAGTACTCAGAAACCATAGTGAAAGTTTCGTTGTAAGAACCTTCTGGTTGCATTACACCTGCGTATTTAGTATCCAAGTCACGTAGACATAATCCATCGTGAGATGAACGCTGACAAACTTCGATATCACGTTGTGTCAAACTTGCAGTACCTGCAGCGTTAGTTACACAACCACGACCATCTGCGATTTGTAAGTCTACTTCGAATAAGTTGATAGGCTCTTTGTATTTGATACCTTCTTTTACTGTAGCGTACTCAATGGTGCTACCACCCATAATTGCCTTAACAACCAATTCACCTGCGGTTTCGTTGTTAAAGTCTGCTAATGCTGAAACGTTTAATCCCATTTTATTAACCTCTTTTTAATTTAATTTTTCTTACGAGCGATAATCTCATCAATCCTTGATTGATTTTTGTAAGATTCGTTCTTGCTCTTTTTACTAAATGAACTAGCAATAGTTTTATCTGATGCTGGAGCTGAAGAGAAAGATGCGTACTTGCTTTCAAGTTCTTTCATTCTTTCTTCCATGTCCTTAGTCATTTCTTCTACTACTTCTTTTACTGCCTCTGCAACTGCAATGACAACTGCCTCGTCAATAGCCTCTTCTTCTTCCATCGACTCTTCTTCTTCTTCAAGTTCTTCGGCAACTTCATCTTCCATCGCTTCTTCTTCGTCTTCCAATGCCTCTTCAGCATCTTCTTCCATAGATTCCTCAACGTCTTTCTCTTCTAATACTTCTTCTTCAGCTTCTTCTGCTGGAGTTTCCATAATAGATTCGATTTTTCCGTCTTTGGTCACGATTGTAATACCACCTTCAAGTGAGTGCTCTCCATCAGGAGCTGCAACATTACCATCAGCTGTTACTACAAAGATTTCAAGTCCTTCAGCTAGTGCTTCTCCCTCGTATGTGAGTTCAAGTTCACCGTCTGCAGACTTAATCATTGCGAAGGCTTGTTCAGGAGTAGCTTCAACTAAGTTAAAATGCTTCTTGACCAATTCTTTGATATTATTTGTCATAATTTCAATTTCCTTCTAAAAATTTAACAATCTGAGATGACCGAACTCTAACTCATCACCCTTATCCGCAGATAAAAAGGTCTCTAAACAGACTTTCGTTCTCTCTTCATAATATAATATAAATAAAAACCAATATTGATATACTTAACTACTATTGTTTATTAACTAACATATCAGCAAAGAAACCTTCTACACTAAAGCCTTTTACAAGACCTGTCTTAACGTATTCTTCCCAAATTTGTTTGTTCTTAATTTTCATAGCAATCATCCACGTACCTACTGGTTGTTCTTCACCCATATAGATAAGTGACTTATCTTTTTTAGGGTCTTTCACTAACCATGACTCAACTACAAATACATCCTTGATAGGTTCGTATGAGTTGTGTTCTATGTTAGATGCATCAGTATACTTGTTCTCCATATACTTGTAAGCAATTCTTTCTACCGCTTCTTTCGGAAAGTATACATAATATTCACCATCTTCGTCAATACGATAAATCATCTTGTCAGGTATCATCGCTGGACCTACTACCATTTGTTGGTCAGCGAACTGTTGTTTAGATAGATTGATACCTAATGCTCCAATGTTTACAGCACCTTCCAATGGGTTTGTTGTTTCACGTGGTTTGATTAGGTCAGTTACTCTCTGAAGTTTATTTGGAGATTCAGACCACTTACCATTTGATTCGTAGAAGATTACAGTTTCCCAAATATGTCTACAATTGTTACCACCTCTATATAAAAATAGATTGTATGGATTACCACCTTGGCCAGGTCCAAACTTACGATTTACTCCAAGAGTAGATGCGTTGTTAATATCTTCTTTTCTATATACGTTATCTTTTCTAGCCATCATAGCTTTACAGAATCCACGAGATTTACCACTCTTGTTCGAGGGTGCCGATGGGTTGACCACATACCTATAACGAATCTTCGTACCCGGTGTGTCTAAAAAAGAAACGGAGTTACCTACGTTTCTCTTTTGCTTCCCACCTGTAACACCTGCAAAGGTATCTTGGGAGAAGTTTACATCGATGGCTACTGAATCTAAATAATCCATTACATCGTCTAACTCTTCTACTGATAACTTATTAGCATCAATTAATCTTGACTTCATCCACTCATCGTGAGCTTCTTCTAATAAAACATCGTAAGACTCATCGTGACTTTCACATGGCATAAAGACTGTAAGTTCACCTACTCTATGTTCGTGGTATCCTTCACAACCTGCGATTTCTGCTACTTCGATAGCTTCTTCTTTGGTTGAGTATACTGGCAATCCATCAACGTATCCTAAGAAATCAAATAGTTCTTCTATGTATTGTTCTACAAATGAATCTATTTCTTTGAAGTCTCGTGTTCTCCAATCAGCGTAACAAATAGCTAGAGATTGGTCATCATCATATCCTTCACTTTGTAGTACTGATACACATCTTCCAATGTACTCTGCTTCACTTTCTCCTGCTCTTGGGTCTACGAAT